GGATTCTCTCTGGCAAGTACGCGATGCGGTTGGCCAATGAATCAACCACGTCCGATATGAAGGTAGACAACATCATCATAACTGTCGCGCCTTCTACTTCGATCTACACCGCAGCTGGGCAGAATCTAACAACGAGGATCTCTACTCCCGCGGCTCGCGGTCAGTACACGGTAGCGGGCCAAGACGTCACGTTGGTGTACGCGATTGCTCCCATGGTTGCTGAGACCGGTGCGTTCACTGTCGTGGGCAACACCGCGACGCTCCGTGTGTCGATGGCCAGCAACCTCGGCACCTTCAGCGTCGCAGGGCAGAACGCAAACGGTAAGGTGAGCGCGCCGATGGCCGCAGGCGCGTACTTGCTCACGGGCCAAGACGTCACGTTCCTTAAGTCCGTCAACATGAGTGCTGACACCGGGGCGTTCGTGGTGGCAGGGCAGACCGCGCTGTTGCTTCTCTCGATGCCAGCGACGCGCGGGCAGTACGCGGTCACCGGGTCGAACGCTGCCGGCCGCATCTCTATGCCTGGCGCTCGCGGGCAGTACACCGAGGCTGGGCAGGCGACGATCTTGCGCATCAGCACGCCGTTGACTCGTGGGCAGTACAACCTCACGGGCAGCGCGGTGCAGTTTGACCTCGTGATGGCGATGTCACACGGGCAGTACATTATCGTTGGTGCCGACCTTGACCTCGGCGGCGGGCTGCAGAACTACACGATGGACGCCGCCACCGGGCTGTTCGTCTTCTCAGGCGTCGCGGCCAGCGGTCGCATCAGCGCGCCGCAAGCGCCCGGCAGCTTCTCGCTCGGCGGGCAGTCGGTGCTCTTCGACATCCGGAGCCCGGCGAACGCGGGTGCCTTCTCGGTCGCGGGGCAAGCGGTGCTGTTTGCGATCCGGCTTGGCCTTGGGACAGGCACGTATCTCATCATCGGGCAGGACGCTGAGCTCACCGATGACAGCGCGAGCAGCATTCAGATCATCACCTTCCCGCTGCTCGAAGCTTACTTCGCAGTGCCTTTGGTCGTGCATGTGGAACATTTGCCTAGATTAACGGTTGATGTTCAACCAATGCCTCGCATTGTGATTCTCGGAGATAGCTAAGATGGCTGCTATTGAGCTCGTACCCAACAACGATACGCGCGTTCGAATCCGCGCGGTAACAGAGGATGCGGATGATGGCGAGCTCGAGCCCGCGTCTGGTCTCGTTATCACCATCCGCGTCGCCGAGAACGCGACGAGCACCGCCGCGATCGGCTCACTGACCTACACCGCCACGGAGTTCCCACAGAAGCTCGGGGACTACACGGCAGTGATCCTCGGCTCGGCCATCGCAAGCCAGCTCGAGGCTGACTACATGGACACCCCGGTGGTGATCCAGCTCGTGTACGGCACCTCCGTTCGTGGCTACGTCGACGCCATCGTGCGCTCAGCGAGGAGTTTGTAAATGACGGACTACAAGAACCTGGCAGGCGGCCAGTCAGACACCTTCGTGGTGCAGTCAGCGGCCACCACTCCCGTTGCGGGCTCCGCGTCACCGCGCTCGTGGCTCGAGTTCAAGCACCCTGAGTATCTGAAGTACCTGCCGCGCTGGAAGATGACGGAGGACTTCTACCACGGTGAAGTGGCCGACAAGGAAGTCGCTCGCAACTACTTGATCCGGCGGTTTCAGGGCGAGCCTGACCAGGCGTACAACGAGCGCGTCAAGGTGTCCGACTTCACGCCACACCTCGGCACGTTGATCGACACACTGGCCGGCATGCTCTACGCGACCGAGGATCGGACGTCTCGGGTGTGGATGGACGAAGAGAAGAAGGGTGGACTCGGCGACCCTAACGAAGTAGGCACGCCCGCGCATCGGCTGGCACACGACGCCGACGGGCAGGGCACCGCCTGGAAGACGCTGTGGCGGGAGTTCACGCTCGACATCATCAACTATCAGTGCATGTGGGTGCTCGTCGACACCATCGGCGGCATCCACTACGTCAAGCTTGTGTCGCCGATGCAGGTGCCTAACTGGCTCGACGGACCGCACGGGCCGACCAGCGTGCTGATGAAGGAATACCGCGACACGCGCACCTCGCTCGAAGAGAGCCCGGACCGAAACGACACGTTCATCCGGTGGGACATCGGCGGGTGGAGCCGTTGGCGGTTGTCGAAGGAAGGCGTGGCGATCCAGCTCGAGGGCACTGAGAACTCTGGCACGTACACCTACAAGAATCGCAACGGGACGCCCGCGCTGCCGATCTTCAAGGTGCATTTGCCGATGCGGCGCTACGTCGCCTGGCTGCTGGCCAACAAGGCGGCGGTGCTCTTCAACCACGAGAGCGTCCGCGATTTCGGTCTGCGCATCGCGAACTTCACCAAGCTGGTGCTCGGCGTGTCGGGCAACGACCAGGCGGAGCAGCTGCTGCAGAAGATTCTGAAGGGTGAGAACGTTCTGGCCGAGGACGAGAAGGCGCGGGGCGGTCACCGCTTCATCGCCCCTTCGAGCGAGCCGACCAAGAATGCCAGCGAGGTGCTGGACAAGAAGGTGGAGCACTTCTGGATCAGCGGCTTCAAGATGTACGAGGACGCCGCCGCGCAGAAGACTGCCACCGAGGTCAAGCAGGACGTTGCGGCAGGCATCGGCGCCTTCTTGCAGTTGCTGGCCGCGGCCGTAGACGACGCGGAGAACGGCGCGTTCTACCGGCTCGAGCAGGCGGAGCACCGAACGCACCGACGACTTCTCGACGATCGACCTTGGGGCGGTGCTCGACCAGATGAAGCTGCGGTACATCTCGGATGGCAAGACCATCCCCATCGGTCGCGCGGCGCTGATTCAGTTGGCCACCGACGCGGCGCAGCAAGATGGCCTGCCCGTCAACAAGGAGGAGATCGAAGTTGCGGTGGACGCGCAGCTGGCCTCCAAGTATCTGACGGACCTGAACACGCTTGGCACCATCCCGGCGATCGTGAAGGCGCGAATGACTATGCGCTTCGTCGCCGCGTTGGGCCTGATCAAGCCAGAGGAGATGGTCAAGCTGGCCGACTCGGAAGAGGGCAAGCTGATGGACCTCGTGCTCAAGCAGGCCGAGGAGCTGGCCAACGTCCAAGAGCAGGCCGCACGGCGCGAGGCCGAGATGCCACAGATCGGAGGATTCTGACGTGACCGCTAAGACGAAGAAAGTAATGCACGCCATCGGCATCGCCTTCGTGGGTGTGCTGACCGACCTGAGCGTGCAGTTGTCCTCGCCCGCCGCGATGAATTGGCCGCGCACCATGATTGTGGGCCTCGTCATCGGCGGTCTTGCTCGACTCTTGGGAGCGTACTTCGCTTCAGTCTCGACGACTGATGCCCCCAGCGAGTGATGCATATCGGAAGGCGACTGAACGAGCGCGCGCACGTAGCAACGCGCTCCGCCTTGCGGCACTACGGAACCTCGACAAGGCGCTGCTCGAGTACGCGGAAAGTCTGCAAGTCTCTCTTGGCGCACTACCGTCAGACAGGGCGGCGGCAGTAGCCAAGATGGCGCGCATCACGCTGCAGCTGCGTGAGCGTCTTCACAAGAAGATGAACGACGCGGTGACAACCGGCCGCGAGGTGTCGTTCAACGAGATTCTGCAGCTCCAGCAGGAAGCCACTGAGAAGATCTTCAAGTCGAAAGGTGTGGACCCAGCGTTGCTGAAGCGAATTCAAGCGCCGAACATCACGATGGCCGGGCAGTGGGAGTCGCTCGGCAAGGGCGCCGCAACCTGGAAGACGCTGCTGCGCGGATACGTCACCGACGCCGTGAGCGACGCGCAGCAGATCGTGACACGCGCGTTGCTCGAGGGGATGTCGCCGGACGAGCTGTCTAAGCGACTGCGGCCCTATGTCCTCGGCTCGGAGCCGTTCCAGGAAGCGTTCAAGGGCGCCGGCGAGATCACCGATAAGATCCTGAAGGACCCGGCGCAGAGTGGGGCCGCGAAGAAGCTGCGTTTCAACGCGGACCGCATCGCGTTCTCCGAGATCCACAACGCGCGCGGCGAGGCGGAGCTCCAGGCGTTCGCGCAGGACCCGTTCGTTGAGGCGGTCAGGTGGCAACTGTCGCCCAACCGGGGCAAGGTCCGCCGACCTGACGCGTGCGACGGGCTGGCCAACACCGACTTCTTCGGGATGGGCAAGGGTGTGTACCCCATCGCGCAAGTGCCGACGTTCCCGCATCCGTTCTGCCGGTGCGAGCGCGTCCCTATCGCGCGAGGCATCGAGGACATGCACAAGCCGAAGCCAAACCCGCCGCGCAAGGGCAACGTGAAGGTGCAAGGCACCGGGTGTAAGCACTGATGGCTGACTGCTCGATCACCGCCGCGCAGCAGGCTGCCTCTGACGCTGGCACCAAGAAGGCCTTGGACGCGTCACAGGCCGCAGGCACATCCAGCAAGCTGGACGCAATGGCCGCGCACACGCAGGCGGTGATGAACGGCGCTGCGACCGCGGTGCTGATTCCGCCCGTGCCGTTCTTCGTCAAGAAGAAGCACGACGTCATCAACTTCTTCCTGAGCAAAGGTCTCAAGGGCCAGGCCGTGGTTGAGGCGATGGCGAGCAAGGGCTTCAAGATCAAGCTTGCCGACGTGAACGCCAACATCAAGTACTACGGCACTGACAAGATACCGGCCAACTTCCCGAAGGCTGGGATGATCACGCCAGCGCCCGCGGTCGCGCCGACGCCCAAGCCGATCACCTCAACGTTCGTGCCGCCTGCTCCCGCGCCGAGCCTGCCCGCGATTCCTGCGAGCCTCGAGCCGCCGGCGTTCATCAGCAAGAAGCATGACCTGATCAACTTCTACCTCGGCAAGGGGATTGACGGGCAGGATGTCGTGAACGCGATGGCCACCAAGGGCTTCAAGATCAAGGTGGCGGACGTCAACGCGAACAAGAAGTATTACGGCACCGAGAAGATTCCTGGTAAGTTCGCCAAGGCTGGTGGGCCGGCCGCACCCACAGTCGCGCAACCAATGGCGCAGCCCAGCGAGGATGAATCGTTCATCATGCACAAGCAGGTTGGACCGCAGAAAGGCTCCAACCCTGGTGGGATGTACGAGGACAAGGACGGCACGAAGCGGTACGTCAAGTTGTACGCCGAGGAAGGCCAAGGCATCGGCGAGAAGGTGGCGAACGAAATCTACCGGCGACTGGGGCACCTCGCGCCAGAGTCGCAGTTGTTCACACGAGCGAACGGCAAGAAGGGATTCGCGAGCAAGATCATCGAGAACGAGGGCACGCTCGAGAAGCTCGGCCTGACCAAGGAGCGGGCGCTGAAGGTGCTCGACGGGTTTGCCGCGGACGTGCTGACCGCCAACTGGGACGCGGTTGGGTTGGCGCTCGACAACATCGTCATCTTGAAGGGCGGCCAGCTGGCACGCATCGACCAAGGCGGTTCACTCTTGTTCCGCGCCAAGGGCTCGCTGAAGCCACCACACGTGCTTGGACAGATCACTGAGTGGGAGAGCTTCGCGTCGACAACCAACCCGGCGTACTTGAAGATATTCAAGGCGGCGGAGATCTCGAAGATCGAAGAGCTGGGTGACAAGCTGATCAAGCAGATCGACGACATTAAGAAACTGCGCGACAGTCTCGGTGCGAACGGCTGGCGTGGCTTCTTGCATCAGTTGGGTGTGCCGGCAACGCACGCGAACAAGATTGCGGCGATGCTCGAGTCACGCACACAGTTGCTGATTCAAAAGTCGGCCACGATCAAGGCAGCTGCCGAGCACGCAGAGCAGATGAAGAAGTTGATGGAGCAGGCAAGTAAGAACGGCCTTGTGCACATGGAAATACCCAGCTCGGCAGTGGTCCCTGCAAACGCGATTTCAGTACAAACGAAGTATGGATACGACACGACTCAAATTATTGTGTCGAAGCCCCCGGCCGAGATCATCGCAGGCAAGGCGGAATCGATCGCAAAATGGTATGGCAAGCATTTGCCACAAGCAACGGTAGACCAAGTCAGCAACGCGATCACAAAGCTCGGTCATTACACCGGTGGCTTTACGAACGTTGAAGCGTGGATGTTCGAGGGTGCGACCGGCAAGGCTCTCAGCAAGATCATCCCGGTCAAACCCGGCTACATCGAGGATCACAACGCGACCCAAGTGCTTGACAAGAAGCACGCGGCGCTTAGAAACACACTAGCGTCGAGCCACATCAGCGCACTGAAGTCGTACGGTGGCAGCGGTTATGGTGCCATCAACGAGGCGTTGCGCAGAGGTGAGTCGCCTTACCAGTCGAATCCGGCGGGGCGAATCCGGGCGCTTGACAACGCGATGAAGACCAGCACACTTGACGCGAACGTGGTGTTGTACCGCGGGCTCGGTCCCAGTCACCCGTTGAACCAGATGTCTCTCATCGAGTTGCAGAAGTCCATCGGTTCTGAGTTCACCGAGTTGGCGTACGGTTCTCACTCTACTGCGTTTGATCGTGCGTTAGGTTTCTCTTCGCGGCAGCGCGTCATTCGAGTGCACGCACCGCACACCACGCACGGTGTTTGGATGCGAGGTGCCGGCGCGGGCGTTCCTACTGAGCAAGAGTTTCTGATGCATCGTTCGTCGCGGTTTAGGATTGTCAGCGTCAGCGGCAACGCAAGTGCTGGTGGCAGCATCGTCATCGACGTCGAGCTCATCGCGCAGGACGCTGTTAAGTTGAAGGACTCTACTGCTTCGTCGAAGCCGAAAACGATAGGCGAGAAACTCGATGAGTTGGCAGACTCGACGCCTGGTTTGACTGCTGCTGACTTACAAAATCAGTATGAACAAGATAAGCAGTACGGTGACATTCCTGATCACATCAGTTTCGAGGACTGGGTAGACAACCAGATTGACATCATTCAGAGTGGAGGCGCGGGTCTATGAACGCGGCCGAAGGTGAGATGCTCAAGATGAAGCTTCCCTCATGCGTCTCGTGCAAGCACCGAGATCTGTTCGGGCCGACCTGCACGGCGTATCCGATGGGCATCCCACGCGCGATCCTAACTGGTGCACACGATCATCGCCAGTCTTACGAAGGTGACCACGGCATCACGTGGGAAGCGGCTGGGGTGGCAGGCATAGATACATTAGCATAAGTTGACATCGTAGTTCTTCCCCGGCTCACCGGGAGGTTGTACAAAACCTAAGCAGTCCCGGTGTCCCAGGCACCTAACTCCTGGAGGTAGTGAATGCGGTTCCATCCGTTCCTGAATGAAGGCGAAGGCGGCGGCGGCGGAGCAGCACCCGTCCCGACCATCAAGGTCCAGCACGCCGGAGCCGAACTCGAGGTTCCACGGCCAGCGGGTTATTTCTCGCAGGCGGAGGTCAACGAGAAGTTCGTAGCGAAAGCCACTCACGACGCAACCATGGCGTCCATGCGGACGCAGCTCGAAAAGTCGAAGAACCTGAAGAACCCCGACGATCTGTTGGGCGACGACTCGTTCAAGACGCGGGCGATGGAAGCGTGGGGTCTCAATCCGAACGCGACGCAGAAGCAGTTCAACGAGCAGCTCGAGCGGACGCGCAAGGAGATCTTGGACCGGGAAGTTCAGCCTCGCGAAGTGAAGCTGACGCAGGCCCAAGAGAAGATCAGCAAGTTGCGCAGTAAGGACCTCCACGGCCAGATCATCCAGGCTGCCGCGGCGGCCGGCATTCAGAAGGACCTGCTGAAGCCCACCACGAAGGGTGGCACCCCGATGATCGTCTCGATGCTTCGAGACGCCTTCGACTTCAGCGAGGAGCACGACAGTCATTTCGCGAAGGGCGCGAACGGCTACGCGTACTCCCAGACAGGCGAAACGCCGTACATGACGCCGCACGAGTTCATCGCGGCGTGGGCAGCAGGCGACGGCAAGGCCTTCGTCACGAGTGAGCGGCAGGCTGGCGCCGAAGCTGGCGCTGGCGGCAAGGGCACCTCGGTGCCTGGTCAGGTCGGCAAGGAGCTGCGACTGACCGCCGATCAGATTCGCGACATCTCGTACTTCAAGCAGATGCAGGACAAGGCCGCGAAGGAAGGCCTCACAATCGTTCCAGTCTAACCGATCGGCGGGTTCTCCGCGCTTCCCCGCGATCGGTATCATAACCGAACGCGGGGAGCTTCTTTCCAATGACCAATAGTCTTGGCAATTACGATCCAAACTTCTACGCTGCCCAGGCGCTGGTGCAGTTGGAGAAGGCTCTTGGGATGGCGGGCCGTGTGTATCGCGGCTACGACAAGAATCCGCAGGAGTTCGGGTCGGTCATCAACCTTCGTCGGCCGACGTACTTCGTCGCGCAGTCGATGCCGATCAGCTCGGCCAACACGTCGGACCTGGTTGCCGATAGCGTGGCGATCACGCTGGACCAGTGGCATGGCGTTCAGTTCGCGCTGACCGACAAGGAGCTCAGCTACACGCAGGAGCGGATCATCAACGAGCACATCCGCCCGGCCGCGTCTGCCGTCGCAGACAAGATCGACCTCACCCTGAACGCGCTGGCCCGCGGCATTCCGTGGTACGTTACCGGCCAGACCGCGATCACCTCCGTGGCGGACCTCCCCGCCATCCGGCGTCGGTTGTTCGACAATCAGGTGCCGCTGAACGATGTCGCGCTCGAGATCAACGGCGAGCGTGAGCAGGGCTTCCTGTCGCTGGACGCGTTCAACCGCGCCGACGCGAGCGGCTCTGCCGAGACCCAGCAGCGTGGGTCGCTGGGCCGGAAGTTCGGGTTTGAGATCTTCGCGAACCAGAACGTCCAGGTGCAGCAGGCGCCCGGCACCTTCACGGTGACTGGCGGTTCGCTGACCGTGTCGGCGGCTGTCACCGTCGGCGCAACCAGCATCGCGCTGGCGGCTTCCACTTGCACCGGTACGCTGAAGGTCGGCGACATCGTGCAGATCGGTACCGGCAACACCGCCGATATGGGCGGGGCCGCGCTGACCGCCAATCGTAACTTCGTGGTCGCCGCGGATGCCACTGCCGCCGCGAACGCGATCACCGTCACCGTGCGCCCGCAGGCGCGGCACAC